CATACGTGCAGCACACATCAAGGCAGTTGTAACGCCGGAGCTTGGACATATTCTTCAGATTCCAGTTATGCCCTTCATCTTTGTAGTAGATCTCTCGTGTGTATTGTCTCGTTTGAAACTGCAACTTATGTGGAAGCTCCGGCCAAAGAACGTGATGCCGAAGCATAGTATCTTTGACCTTACGAAGATCAATTCTGAACCCAAGGGAAGACAAAAACTTCGCATCGAAGTTGAAGAAGTTCTGCCCCAGTTGCGGTATTTCATATAGAATGGGCTCAAGTTTCCTCCAAAGAACCTTTGTTTCCGCCATCGAAGGCCGGAATAGATTAAAGCTGATCCCAAATGTCGATGAATCTGCTAATCCAAGCGTTAGAGGATACCCTGGGTGCGGAAAGAAATCGGAATCTTTCTTTAGATAGCAGATTTCAATATCATTTGAGAGCAACTTTGCACTCTCGAAGCGAGTTAAATAAGAGAGCAGCTCATCCAAAGGCATCTCATGATACTTCATATCCCTATAAGGCAAGGGCTGAAGAGAACCATTCTTCCTCCAGAATTCAAGCTCCACTCGTATCTTCTGCATGTCGAAATACGTTGTGATATTCCGTTCAGTCCAATTCTGGCAAGCTAAACCTGGACCATAAAGGGGAATCGCGTAATGGGGATAGTTAAGAGAGGGAGCCTTTAAAAGCGACCCCACGTATTTAGAGAGCTGAGTCTTATACGACTTCGCTCCCTTGAATGGCTTACACTCAGGAATGAACGCTTGCGCGGCTTCATCTAAGCATAAGACAAGAGGGGGCTTGTAGTTGTTAAGATCATTCTCCAATATCGCAAAGGCATGTTTCTCATCCGTATTAGGACGCCGGCTGGTAACATATACATCCGAGATTCCAGCATCCTTCAACATCTTATCAAAGACATACCCCATCCCCCCGCTGAACATATACCCTTTTGCGGTATCTGTGGAGAGGGGGGATTCAGATATAACCCAAATAGGACACTTAGGATTTCCGCGAGGGGTTATGTAGGGCATTCTCTTTGCACTCCTTCTCAAACCTATCCCACTCAGCTTCCAAACACTCCCTGCACATCCAATAATCAGCTACTAAATCATGGTCATTGCAAGGTTTCTTACAGCCTATGCACTCTCCATCCATAGGACAAGAACAGGTTCCATTGGAATTAAAATGCCTCTTATCATCCCTTGCTGCAAGATGTGGTATTCGCACTCTTCTCCTTCTTTATCCCTAGAAGCTGTTCAAAAAAAGGAACTTCATCTGGGTGACAAATAATACGAAGGGTTCTCTTTTTCAAGTAGCTAGCCTCCTCATTACGTATGAATTTACAAAATGAAATATAAGTTAACTCGCCCTCAGGATTTAGCATTTTTCCTCCAAGGAATCAAGTTCGAGCAAAGACCCCATAAGACTTTTAAAACCCCAACCGCGAGGATGGATTCCTCAACGCACAAGATACACATGAGAACTCTCCTTTTCCTCCCCTCGGCATCGCCGGGAGGCGGGAAAAAAGAGGAGCCCCTCTCTCAAGGGACTCCATGAAAGCTGATACGCAGGGCCGAATCTACTTATCAGAGGAACTTATTTGCAAAGATTGTTGGAATGTTTCACGTCCGGATACTTCTCAGCGCAACCGTCGAGCGCGCAGAGGAAAGCCCGAATCTCATTCTTCGGCTTCCCATTAAAGCTCGACTCGATCACATCCGCCTTGAAGATCACGTTAAGCAGCGGTCCCTTATACTCCCCCCACTGAGAGGGATCCTCAGGATTCGCTGCCGCTCCCTCCCAAACACCAGGGAGAACAAGCGTCGTGTGCTGATCCGTCTGCGCATCTCCAGGAACCAGAACCTCCTCCATCTCCAGCCCGCACGCGTGAACGAAATCCCAGATTGCAATGCTGAACTTTGTAGAGAGCGGATGGAAGACCTTAATCCCCTCAAGAGGAGCGCCATTCGCGGTGAATCCCTGGTTATTCACGATCGTCGTCTCGACGTTGTAATTAACCCCGTCCCCCTTCTTCGTCAGCTTCGGGCGAAATCCATTAACCTGAAGCTCATAGAGGCCAGTTTGTGCAATCGGGGAGGTAAGGGAAGCGCGGCTGAAACCCATATCAAATGCCATATTCGTATACTCTCGATTCTTTCTCTCTTCGTCTCTCGAAGAATGGTTCGTGGTGCGTTGAGGTTTGGGAGCTGCTTGGAGGGGAGCTACTTCTTTCCGCGCTTCATAGGCTTCTTTTTCGGAGCCATCTTAGTAAAAGTCGGCTTAGGAGCAATAGAAGTCTGCGCTTCCGTATTCTGAGGATTACACGCAGAGCAATCACAATTAAAAGGGGGCCTTTTAATAGCTTCGATCTTTACCCCATCTGGCATTTTAATAAGAACCTCAAGGAGGTTAATCTGCACGGTATTAAACTCTTGAGCATTTCTCAGACCTCTGATTCTTTTCTCTTGAGTTTCAATGATAGCATGAGCATCATTGATCTGATTAACGAAGTCTTTTCTCACTGAATACTCATTCGCCAACCTTGCAGTAATAGCGGTAATATCCACTCTCAATTCTCCCTTTCTTCGGTTAAGAATTAAAGCCAAGGGGACTTTAGCTTCGCCTTCTCCGCTTTATGCTTCGCAAGCATGGCCATTAAATCCGGCGGCTCCGTGGCATTAAGCAGAAGTGTCGTCGAGGCTAGAATCTCCTCATCAGGTTTGCACGTCACGGTGTAGACATTCTTCGGACCAATTTCAATCCGAAAAACCTCATTAAAGAGCGAAAGAACCTTCGCAAGATACTGGGGATCAACGGTAACTTTTCCAGTAAATTTCGTCTCATCCTTCGTAGAACGAAGCTGATCTTTCTCATTCCTCTCGTGAAAGACGAAGATAATGTTTCCAAGAGAAGAAAACTCTGAGATCCAGTACTTGATGTATCGCTCTACTGCATTGATAAGATCATAGTTCTTCCCAATGAAAACCTTCCTCGCCGGACCTACCTTAACAATACGTGCCAGCGAGGAATCCTGCTTCATGATCTCGTTCTCCATATACTCTTTCATATATGTAACGGAATCAAAAACAAACGTAGCAGGAATTGGTTGCCCTTTTAGCTTCTTCATCTGCCACATGGAGAGTTCACTCTCCAATGTAGTCATTGCGGTTGGTTTTTCTTGGTTAGCGTCATAGAGGCTGGTAATGAAGACTCCTGGTTTGCCAGCAAGGCTTGCCGCTCGTCTATCAAAATCGTAGTATGCGATAGGTTTTGGTGCTGTTGCAGCAAACCAGCTCTTGCCTGTCTTCGGGAGTCCAAGTATAGCGATTCGGAGGAATTCCTCTTGCTTAATATCAGCCGTTGGGATTCCTCGCATTCCCTTGAACATGTCTCCATATTCATTACTTGGAGACTGCGGCGCTGCTCGGAGTTGTTCCTGCAACGCTACTACTTGCTGCTGCTGTGCTGGGGGTATCTGCGGCGCTATCGCCATTCTTCATCTCTCCATTCAGAACCGCAAGATCAGCTTCTACTTCTTCAGGGGTTTGTGGATTCACGAATGGAACTTGCATTTGAACAGTTCCAGTTCCTTCTATCGGAAGAATAGGGGCATTTGTAACTCCCATATCTGAGAGAACTTTACACCTATTACACATCTGGAATAGCGAATCAGAACCATCCTCGTTAAGAACAACCCAAGAAGCCGGGCGCTTGCATTGGCATTTATTAACCAATGTCTCGTTACAGAAGCCAATCCAATCCCCATTAACAAGGGGACGTGTTTTATTCGGCATCAAGATTCCTTCCCAACCATCTCTGTATCCCAGATTGGTTTCGCAGAGTACATCGAGTCAATGATAAGAAGCTCATCCCTCTTTGAACCCTGCCTATGAATAGGTAAATACGGACAATCTCGCATGAACCAGGAATTACACATCCCTGTATTACGTTGCGCGTGCCCAGTTTGTACATACGAGAGGAGGGAACGGAATATATCCTCCCCAGTTAATAGCATCCTCTCTTGATAAGAAGAAAGCTGTTCAGTTGTCTTATAGATAGGTAGCCGACGGAACCTATCCTCAGGTTTCTCCGTTGGAGTTTTTGAGATAAAATTCATAAGAATCCTATCGCATCTCCTCTTCAGGATCATCTCCGGGGGAACAAGAGAAGGGAGGATCTTTCCAACAGCATAGATATATCCCGTCGGTCCCTCATCAACTTCATACTTCCCCGCAGGGTCACTACGAAATGAGTTCATCGTCTTGTGATCCAGTGGAGTTATATGCGTTCCATCGTCAACCAATACGTCGATACGCCCACTAAGGAAGCAGGAAAGGAAACCCCTCACAATTCCTAGTAGGACTTCCCTCCCCTTCCCAAAGCCAATCTCCGTTCCTATAACACGAAGACGCTCGTTATCGGGGCTAAATTTAAGAGCATAAGAAATAATCAGAGTCGTAAATCCAATCACTCCCCCGATTACTTTATACTCCTTATGCGCCGAGTGGAAATTCATCTCAGCAGCCTTCCACTCTTCAGGAGCACGAGTTGTGGCCCAATCGAGAGTATTAAACCCCGGTTCTCTAAAGATAGTATAATACTCTTCAACCATCTTATGAAAGAGTATCCCAAAATCCAGAAACCAACTCCTCCCACCTGTACGAAGCTGCACTCCATCTACGAAGGCAGTCATAAAGTGAGAGGGGCAGTTTCTAAAAGTACTCAGCATGTGATTATCAAGAGTTAGCTCAAAAAGCCCTGTCTCCTCATTAATAGCGAGCCAGTGAATCTCAGGATGATCTTTGAGAAAATCAATCATTCGGAAGATTGAAGTCCCATTGAATCCAGCCTCGATACAAGCATTGAGTTGTAGGTTAGAAAGGTCCAAGTTTCCCTTCCTGAATCTCTCTTACTATGAGCGTAGCATATCCTGCTTTATCTGCCCAGGAATCCTCGTAGTTAGGATCGCCGTTAAGAATTCTTGCTGTCTTATGCGCATCCATCTCAAGGGCTTCTTTTTGTGAAACAGTTAGCATATGCCAATTACGAGTATTGCGCATTACGTTCTTCAAGCTCTGCGCAATCAGAGCGTGACCCCTAAACTGGCCATACGTTTTCTCTCTCTCAGCAAGGATCTCTTCTGTGCTTGTTTTCTTCATCTCTTTCTCTCCTTTCATTTTGAAAGCATCCGCGTAATTAGACGCTTGCAGTAACTTTAATATATAAGCTCTGCATTCATCACAATTACAATTGAATCTCACATGGTTCATTTTGAAAGCATCTCCATGATCTGTTGCGGTGTCATTCCCGAAGCCATCATAGCTTTAAGAACAGAAGAAACTTTCGCTCCCTCAGTTGTGCTCTTAATTCGCTTCGTAGTTTTCGTAGTAACAGAAGCCTCTGTCCCGCCTTCCTTCTTCAGAAGCGGAGCATTAGCAAAGCGGTGCATGTAGGCATTCTTCCGAGTTTCTCTCTCATCTAACATCCCGGAAAGAATCTCCCGATGATACTCAATCGAGAGCTCCAACTCATCATCTGAGAGAGATATGATCTTGCGCTGAGAGAAGAGCCAATTTAACCCCTCAAGGCGTACGTGCTTAGCTCTTTTCTTGTACGTCGATGTTACATTCCCTTCCTCATCAGTGCGTTCATATGTCTTCGTCATTGTCTCTTTGAAAAGAGTAATGTCGCTTAGACACTCAACACAATAAAGAGGATCAATCGTTGAGGCGAAGTGTGTACAATAGAGCTTGAAGCACTTCACACATCTAGCTATCTTTATCTCCGTAAGGAGATTCGACGCCAGACACGTTGGACAAACGGAGTTCGGTGAATCCTCGAACACACTCACCTTTTATCCTCCTATCTCTTCCCTTTACCATACTGTTGTTCGGAGATAGCTTCTTTAGCTCTGGAGATTTCCAGCGCTAACAAGGACTCTGCTTCCGGTATTCTCCCGTTGAAGAATAAAGTAAGCAGAACCCTTGTTAAAGCTGAGCTTTTGGATTTATATTTGGGGGTATTCAGGAGGGCGTATTGGGTTGTGGTAACTCGAATTCCGATACCACGGGTTTTTTGGGGGGTGGGCATTCTTTAAGTGTACACCGGGGGTGCGCGGCCAGTCAAGTGGGCTAAGTGCCTTTTTTTCAACCACTTAGCCCTGCCCCTTGACTTCCCGCGCTTTTTTGCCCCTTGCCCGGCCTACGTGATTATGTCTCCTGTAATTACAGTTTCAGGAAGAAGCCCCGTCCATTTACAGACATTAGCCTCATAGGAAGAGGTATTATTGTTATCGGAAGGGGGTGCCCATTTAAGGAGGGCTGCGTGAATTGTTAGCCCTAGATAGTGATTCAGAAGGAGTTCCCGCATTGCGTCGTAACCAGATTCAGGAGTGGGAAATTTAGCAAAGCGGGGAATTTCTCCGCTAGGGGTTGTCTCAAGAACTGCCCCAAGAGGAACCATCCACTTTGAGAAGTTCAAATTCCCGGGATTATTATTTCGCTGGGCACGTGAAGAGGGAATCTCAAATCCCTCCTCCCTAGCAAGAGCTTTCATCAAGGTTAACTTCACGTTCAAATTCAAACCGGTCATTGTAGTTCCTTTCATCATCGAGATCATCTTGAGTTATAAGACGCCCAGACCTGTCATAATCCGGATCAGAATACCACGGGAGATCATGCTCAGAGGGTGGGTTTAGCATTCAAAATCTCCTCCGGGGGCGTTGCTTGCTTGTTATGCTCAGTATCACTAGGAGAATATGGGATTGTAGGATCATAATACTGACAACCAAAGAACCTACTTCCCTTATAGACTCCTTTCCTTGTTGGATAATGAATCCACACGCTCTTAGTTCCTAGGAAATTTTTCGAGATCGGTGTACCGCAATACACACAACGAACTGGCTTATGTCCCATCAAAGAACTCCAAACTGCATTCTAAGCATCTCATGCTGCGAGATCATTGCGCTAATATCTGTCATTGAAACATAAGATGAATGCGCTCTCTTAATCTGATCAGATGTAGCGGTGCGGTAGAGGAAATCTCCATTCCCTAGGAGCTTTTCCGCCCCATTCTCATCAAGAATAACCCGTGAATCCTGCATCGAAACTAGCTTGAAAGCTATCCTAGCAGGGAAGTTAGCTTTTAGATCCCCTTCGATAATTTTAACCGAGGGTCTCTGGGTTGCGAGGATGATATGAATTCCAACTGCGCGGCAGACTTGGGCGAGGCGTTTGACGAGATCCTCAATAGGGGAGGGACGATACTTCTTCTCAATCTGCGAGAGTAAAGCTCTATCCGCTCCTACTACGTCCGCGAATTCGTCAATGATGAGGATTTTATACTTCATCCTCTCTCCAAGAGCCATCTTATTCCATTCTGGAGCATTTCTGCAGAATCCACTCATCTTCTTTGTTCTCTCCTCATACTCTAGGAGAAGCAAGTCAAGAGTGTTCCTAAGGTCAGCAACAGTAGTAACGACGCTACTAACATGAGGAAGACTCTTAAAAAGAATCAAATCCAACTGCTTTGTATCCGCAAGGATGAACTCCATTTCTTCCGATGAACGGAGAAGGGAAAGGGAGAGAATAAGCTGGGAAGTAAATATACTCTTCCCAGCGCCGGTAGCTCCTGCGATTAGGAGATGAGGTTGCTTTGCCAAATCGAGATAAACTGGCTCTCCTTTGGTGTTTTTCCCCAAGAGAAGAGGGAGGATCATTTCCTTGACGGAGGGCTCTTCGAACATATCATAAAGGCACTGGTCAAAGAGAATGAGCTCCCGATCTACTCGTGGAACTGCAATAGAAACAAGCCCTAAATCACGAGTGATAAGAACTGCCTCTACTCCAAGGGACATAGCAATATCCTCCTCACGGGAGGTTATCTTGCTAAGTTGTACATCAGGAAAAGGCTCAAAGAAGTAGGTCCTGACAACCGGACCTACTTCTGCCTTACGGAAGGTAGCGTAGAATCCAAGAGAAGACATCTTCATAGAGAGTTTTACAATCTGCTCTCTTTGGGGGGAGGGGATCTCTTGGATTCCTGGGAGAAGTTTAAGGAGTTGTGCTGTGAGGTTCATCCTAATCCTCAACCGCGACAACTACTCCCCATTCATAGGGATCGCCGTCTATATAAGTAGAGCGTAGCCTTTTTACCTCTTGCTCTACCGCGACTTGGTAAGGTTCATCCCCAGGGCACCCATCATAGGTTTTAGAGATGATAAACTCAGCTAACTCCTGAACTTTCATGAGTCTCCTTCTTTACGAGTTCGTATTCCCGGTAGATTACAGCGACTTGGTTATCTCGCGGGATGTGATTCTCCCACTTGACTTGTCGAATAGCGCGGAGAGCATCTTGCCGGGTGTGGCGGATTTTGACAATTTTGTTTTCGGTGATGATTGCGAAGATTCGGGAGGGGAATTTCATCCTCGCTCCCCCTCAAATCCAAGATCCCGTGCAATTACAGCGACGGGGAGTTTTAGCCAGATTATTCTTTCATTCCTGAGATATATCATTGTTCCCATACCAGGAAGTTCCGCGTTGTCAATCACGGTACTTCCATCTGGAACCAAAGCTACAACCTCAGATGGGTCGAGATACATAGTTCCGTGAGCGCAGATGATTTTTCTCATCTTCCTGTCTCATCTGGAAATTGATACCGAGAAAGCAAAATCTCTTGCTTTTCGAGATTTTCAAGTTCGAGCAAGAGTTGTTTTCTCCTCCCTGGAGACATATCTACTGTCCAGCTTGTAAACCCAGCAAAAGATTTCAAAGCCTGCTTTAGTGTGTAGATTTCGGTATCTCTCATCTCCCCTCCAGTAAAGCCCGGAAGTTCCCATCACTCAGGCGGAGTCTGTTAATAGGCGCGAGATATTTAAATGCGTTTTTGAAAGAAGAACCCCGCTGAAGATCCAGGAAATATCCCCCAGTTCTATCGGCGATTTCTTTCATAAGCGCGCTGGCAGCGGAGTTTGAATATCCGCCATCAATAAAAACTGTATCAATCGGGATCTTTAACTTATTCGCTAGGGAGATAGCCCTTTCCTTCTCCTCCTGCGTATCCGGAGATCCATCAGAGAAAGCAATAAGCCTCGTAGCACAGGGAGTAGCTCTGAGGGCTCGGAGGATTGTAGGAAAGAGTGGAGTCCCCCCAGGAGCTTCGATAGCTGCAATAGAGGAGGCGATCTTAATAAGATCCGAGGAGAGTTCTGCATTCATGATAAGAGGATCAAGATACCTCTGATCCTTCGGATTCATCAGATGAATCGCTACTGCTGTTTGTCCTGGAATGCAATTACGAAGGAATTCAACACATCCCTCTTTTGCTTCCCTTATCGAAGCTCCGCTCATGGAACCTGAATCATCAAATACAACTCGGATACGTTCGGAACAATCAGAAGGGGATACGAGTCTCTTCTCCTTCGAGATAGCTGTGGAGTCACTATTCTCCACAGGTGAGATAGCGGCTACCGCAGCCGCACGAAGGGCTTCAAAGCGTGAAGCCTTAGAAATTGGCTTTTTAATATCAAAGGCCATTTTTCTCTCTTTCTTTCTTAGTTAATGGAAACCTTGCGGGCTTTCTTCCGTTCGATTTCTCCGATAGCCTGCATAGCAGCAGCAGTGGTCATTGCTGTCACACGACTGACCTCAGGAAGTGGAATAAGCGTAGGTAGAAGCACACTTGCTGTTGCAATCAAGTGTGCTGGAAGAAGGCCACGGGATTTAAAATCCCCCATGATCTTCATAACTTCATCTATTATGATCTTCTTGATAGCAGCAAACTCCTCATCCGTTAGAGGGATCATTGGTTCCTGGTTTGAATTGTTCAGCATTGATTCTCCTTCTTTCTTCTTTAATAGAAGAACTTGCTTTCTCTTCCCTTCGGAGGTATTCACGAAGAGCTTCATACTGGAAGAGAGAAAAGGGTCTGGATGTCCAGGAGTGAGCTAGGTTATAGCTCCATGTTACGATATACATAAAAGTATCCCTAGAGTAGGAGTCTAAGGAGGAAAGAATAATCCTCTCGGGGTCGTCTAAGGGGTCTAGGGTTGGGATTATACCCATTTCTTGCGCAATTCCTAGAAGCTCCTTAACGTCGAGTGTGAATTGGGAGTAGTTCATGAGAGGATTATTCCTTTCTCTAGGAGGCGTTGTATGCACTCCATAGCATTGTTAATTCACTCATCTTCTTCGGATCACCGCCCTTATCCGGGTGCAGGCGGATGCACGCATGGCGGTAGAATTTCTTTAGCTCTTGTGGAGAAGAGGATCTTAATTGATCTCCTGTAATATCTAGCAAGCCTGCCAGAGCCACAAAGAGAGCTTCTCCAGATGGAACTCCAGTTCCTTTTGAAGTAGGGGGAGCGTAGAAGAAGTCCTTCTCATTATAAACTGGAGCAGGAGTTCCTCCATTATATCCCCATCCATAACTACTAGCCGGAGGGGGAACATAAGGCTTCCACTTGAAATCTCCCCTTGCCTGAAGTCCCCTTAGATCTTTTACGGGAGAGAGAGTAGTCCCAGAGAGAAGTCCCCCTTGAATTGCTTGGTTTAAGACACTGATAACAAGAGGGCCTGCTGATCCGATATAGTACCAGATATACGTCTTCGCGTCATAGTCCCTGTTTTCTGGAGGAACGGCTTTTAAGAGAGAGCGAATAATCTCACTTTGGGCAACTTCCTTTGGATTTTTCCAGTCAATTTTCGTAGTTCTCCCGTCTGAAGAGAGAGCTAGATCCAGCATCTCAAGTGGTGTGCTAGGGTTGCGGTGTTCGTAGTATACATACACGAGTGCGTATTCCTTCCCCCGCGGTGCGGGCTTTTAAGGATTCTCTCCCTTCGGAGAGTGTGTTCTTGGATTAGAGGGTAAATAAAAACCCTCTTCTCTCCCCCTTTTTGTGGTATATCTTCCAGTAGCACGTTAGGTGCATGGAATAGGTATACAAGGGGGAGAGAAGAGGATTCCCCTTTTAAGGGGGAACCGCTCCTCTATAGAAGCAGGCAGGTTTATTGCCTCGTTTAAACAACGGGCCTTGCACTCCCGTTGTCCTACTTCTAATGTGTTGAAGTTACCTATTAGCCTTCCAACATCTTCAGGAAAGCAGCAAGGGCCTGCGCCTTATCCGCTGCATTCAGGGTCTTGAGGGTACCAAGAGCCTTCTGGAGAGGAGACTGACCGCGCTTGGAGATAGGATCGTTGATAGCGTCGATAAGATCGACAATCTGGTCATTGGTGACATACTGACCAGCTTCCTTGTCGAAATCAACCTGCGTCTGATTCGCGCGCGCCGTTTGCAGGGCATTGATTCCCTTATTGATAATCGCAAGGCGTTGATCCGCATCCGGGACGAGATCAGCAAAGCCCTCTTCATTCGTGAGAGTATACCAGATAAAGGTATTCTCTACCAAACGAGTCTTTCCATCCTTCTCCATCTGCTCCCAGACAGAACCATCCAGAGACTGCCGGCGAACAGCAGTTCCAACAGGCTGGCCCTTCTCGTCGAGAGAGCCGTACGTACGGTAGATGATTTTTTCCTTCGTTACGTTAGCAGAGGAAGTGCTTTCCACGTTCGTAGCGGAGACTTCCTGCACGGGGGTAGTGTTCTCTTCAGTTGCTTCGACTTCTTCGGGGTCGTTAACTTCAAAAGACATATATCCAAATCTTTCTCTCCCCTCCAAGGGGAGGGTTTATGTCCCGCAGAGCGGGAAGTGGTGTTACCTTAGAACAGCGGCTATGCCGCCAATCCTCCATTGAAGCTGCTCAGAGTTATATCCTTTTGAGAGGATATTCTCTTCTCTCCTCCCCTTAGAATCATTGGCCCAATGTGTTGAGGGCGGAGGATTAAGTTCCCCCTTCACACCTGCAACTTGGATTCAATAAGGGAGGAGAGAAGAGAATACGAGCTTTACGCTCATATGCTCTTCTTTTTAAAGCAGTACCTATTGGGTGCCCCGAGGGCTAGGCTTTTGGAACTGCTATTCCGTCGATAGAAATTATCTCAATCCCTACCTCCGGGAAGAAGTTAATCGCTAGATCTCCTTGGAGGTTATCCGTGGGATCTTTTGAGAGGAAGTACTTCTCCTCGTCTAGGGTATTAACCCGAGCGAGGAGAACAAGAGAACGTGCGATTGTTTTAGGATAGAGCGGGGGAGGAGGAGTTGGCATTAGTCGTCGTCTTCCTCGTCCTCTTCATCCTCGTCTTCGTCGTAGTACTCATAGTCTGCACTCTCTGCTTCCCTGTCTTCAATATCCGCAAGAGCAGATTCCCAGGCTTCATCTTCGGTTTTCTCGAAGTATCCAAGCTGAGAGGCACCCTCTGTTTTATCAGTAAGGATACAACACTCAGCATCTTCATCATAATGCACGTGAGCCTCAGGGTATATGGCGAGAACTACATCTTTTGTACTCTTTTCATCAGGCATAGATTCCTCACTCTTTCAATGTTACGCCCCGCGAGGGGGGTTGTCAAGGGGTTAAGTGCATGAAAAAGAGGCGTTTAGGCGTCTTTTTTCTTGATTTGCGTCGACTCAGGAATCGGGTCTGCATGAAGTTCTGAGGATAAATCTGAGACTCTACAAGAAAGACAAGCCTCTCCACAGTACATCTCATCTCCATCAATGAGATCCTCCTCTTTGAAAGGGAGAATAATTATGGATTTCGTTTCTCCGAGAGAGGAAATAACTCCTCGAAGAAGAAACCAGTGATTTGTAGGCGTTCTGGTACGAGAACAATACTTCGTATCACATTCGAAGGTGACTTTTTTTGCCATTCTCTTATCTCCGTTTTAGGAGCTCCTCTGTAGCGTTCTTCGTAGGTTGGATTTTATTCAGCCAGATTTTCTTAAGCTCCTCCAAGCACTCGATGATGGTGTCTTGGCGAGAGTTGAAGATAGCGTAGGAGTTCTTCCCGTATTGCTCCCGGTAGCGTACTACGGAAGCGTAGTATTGTTTCATTCCCGGAAGATAGGAAACAGCGATTCCCGGACAGGAGGGTTCATTTGGGTAGAATTCCTGAAGAGAACGTACTAGGAGATCAAGGTCAAGGAGAATTTGAGGAGGGGTTTTGACCTTACGGGTACGTTTGATTCCAGCGCGGGTAGTTGTGGGGGTTGGATTCTTAGAGGCCATTTTAGCGTTTTTCCTTTCCCTTAGATTTGTGATATGCGTAATCCAAACCGCCACC